TGAATGATTCAGGTCTAGTCCGAGTTGTACAGGGAAATTTAGGAATCAATCAGATCGTTGACGATATCCCTTTGGTCCAACAATACGGTTTCGCATCAAATCCACCAGTTGGCACCGATTTCTTTATAGGCTGTTTGGCCGGTGATAGGTCTAACGGTGCCATCACAGCGACGAATAATCAGACTTATATTTTGAAGAATCTCGGCAACGGCTCTGTTGCTCTGTATGATATGTTTGGAAATAAAGTTGTGTTATCTTCTGTTGGTTTTTCTCTGACAGATTTTTCCGGTAATTCGGTTGTCTCTAGCTCGGCAGGAATCAAAGTACATGGCGCGAGTTGCTATGAATGGGATGTTAACGGCTATGGTCAGAAGATCACTTGGACAGGCGGCACGAGCTGGACAATCGATAACTACACGACTGGTGCAACTGTGACGACAAATACTCACGCAATAAATCCGCCAGGTCCACCATGAGCGATGTTCAGACGATATGGGATACTTTAAACGCACGCGGCGACTGGGCGATGTCTGGTCCATCTTTGGCCAGCGGTAACGATCTTTACACGGCCGTTTTGATTAGTCTTTTTACGGATCGAGTTGCCCATCCAACGGATGTGATTCCTGACGGTACGACGAACCCTCGCGGTTGGTGGGGGGACAACCAAATTGACGGAAGCGTTGATCCTATAGGATCGCGTTTATGGCTGCTCGACCGAAGCAAAGCGCCAACGACTCAGGTATTAAATCAGGCGGTCGATTATTGCAAAGAGGCATTGCAATGGATGCTGGATGACGGTGTGGCTGCGAATATTAATGTTCAAGCATCATGGAATGCACCTAATTATCTCGCATTGGTCGTGACTATTTCTCAAACTAATGATACAACACCTAAGCCTTTTAAATTCGATTTGCTCTGGCAGGAGATAGTATAAATGCCGTTCCCACGCCCCACACTTTCAACGCTACGGCAACAGGCAGCGGCGGACATCAACGGCGCGCTTGCCGGAGCTGATGGTCTTTTACGGCGCGCGAATTTAAACGTTATCGGAACGGTTCAGGCTGGATTCGCTAATTTGCAGTATGGGTATCTTGATTGGATCGCTCTGCAAGCCGTTCCATTCACGGCGACCGGCGAATATCTTCAGGCATGGGGGGCTTTGAAAGATATTTATCAGCAAGGTCCTCAGGCGGCATCAGGCGGAACGACATTCTCAGGAACTCCCGGAACTGATATCCCCCTTAATACGATTTTAGTTCGCGCCGATGGTGCAACATTCATTTCGACGGCCGATGTTCAAGTGGGCGGTGGCGGCACGATTCAAGTTCCTGCGACAGCCCAGACAGCAGGTTCTGCCGGAAATACACCTGTAAGTTCAGTGATGAGCATCAGTCAGGCAATCGAAGGTGTGACGACAAACGGAACAGTGACGCTTGCCTATACTGGCGGCACCGATACACAATCACCTGATTCATTTCGCAGTGACGTTCTACAAGCCTTCGCAAATCCACCACAAGGCGGTGCAGCTCAGGATTATGTGACTTGGGCGCTCGCTGTCAATGGCGTCACGCGCGCATGGTGTTTGCCTAACGGCATGGGATCAGGAACCGTTATTGTCTACACAATGTTTGACGAATCGGAATCTGCATATAATGGATTTCCACAAGGCAGTAATGGCGTTGCCACTGGTGAGCCGCGCGACACCGCAGCGACAGGAGACCAGCTCGCGGTAGCTAATTACATTTTTGGTCCTTATCGACAACCGGTAACCGCACTCGTTTATTCATGTGCTCCTATTGCTGATCCGAAAAATTTCACGATCACAAATTTAAATCCAAACACAACCGCGATGAAGACAGCGGTTGCTGCGGCCATAACTGATACTTTTTTGAGGGAAGGAACGCCTGGAGGTGTGAGGCTTGCAGACGGAACGACCGGAGGAACGATTGCGTTGGCCGATGTTATAGCTGGAATTGATGCTGTTCCAGGACTAATTGATTTTATCGTAACTTCTCCAGCTACCGATATCGTGAGTACAACTGGATATTTGGCAACATTGGGTACGATTACATGGTGACGATATGCCAGCAGCCGTAGTCCCCTTATATTCTGCGGAAGATTTCGCAACGGCGTTTCAAAATTTATTGCCGACAGGACGTGTTTGGCCGCGCGATCCAGATGCTTTGCAAACTGATTTTTGTGAGGCAATGGCTCCGACAATTCAGCGCGTGGCGAATGCTGGAGCTGGTTTGATTGCTGACGCGTTTCCTGAATTTCCTGTAAATTTACTGCCTGAATGGGAGGCGACTCTGGGATTGCCTAACCCAAACTATGGACCCGTAACAACTCTCCAACAGAGACAGAAATTAGTTTACACAAAATTTATCGCTCTAGGTGGACAAAGTGTGCAATATTTTTTAGACCTTTTGACATCATTGGGTTACATTGGATGCACTATAACGCAGTATGCTCCATTTAGAGCTGGAAAAAGTAGAGCCGGAGACCCATGCTACGGAGCCGGGTGGATTTTCACATGGTTGATAACATCGCCCAGCTTGAGCGTGACCTATTTTAGGTCTGGGCAATCTTCTGCCGGGGATGCTTTGTATACGATCAATGGTGGAACTGTTTTGGAGGGGATAATTGAAGAATTTGCCCCGGCTCATACAAATCCTTTATTTGCGATCACTTCGTGACAGACTGCATAGAATCATGTTAATCCGAATCAGTCAATAAAGGGGAACTGCCTTGTTCGCAATCGACAACTCAACATCATCATCTACCCTGCCGACACCGGCCACTGCTGGTACTCCTGCGTATTTTACTGATGGTAATCCTGGAACTGGATCACCGGCAACCGTTGTTGAGGCAGATTGGCTGAACATGATTCAGCAAGAATTATTGAACGTTCTTGCTGCCGCTAGTGTTGCTCCATCAAAAACAACTTATAACCAAGTTATCACTTCCATTAATGATTTAATAGCTGCTGCAATCAGCGGAGGCACAAGCGGTTTATTGCATTCAGCAAACAATCTTTCGGACGTTGCTAATTCGGCGACTGCGGCTACAAATATTGGACTTGGGACCGGAAATAGTCCTACATTCTCGTCGGTAGTTACGGCCAGTGGATATTTGATGAATTTTACCGGAGAGGTTAGGTCTGGAGATTCTGGAGGAACACCACGCAATCTTCTTCAGGTTATCTCTGGAAATAATATAAAACTTGGTGATTCTGGTTTAACTGGCGCTATTCAAGCTCAACAGCCCATGAGCTGGGGAAGCAACGCTGGTACAACGCAAACTAATTTGGGAGTTCTCGGTTGTCCCGGTCAAGTTTGGGCGGTTGTCACTGGAAGTCGTGCGCTAGGAACAGTCTATACTAACAGCACTGGACGGCCGATATTTGTTTCAGTTAGCTTCACCTCTTCAAGTGGAAGCGATGGGATTCAAGTTCAACTTAACGGTGGAGCTTTTGCACAAATAGGATGCTCGACAGCATCTTATTCTGTAGCGAATGCTTGGTTCATTGTTCCTGCTGGAGCAACTTATGAGCTAATCACAACGGCTGGAAGCCCGAACTTAACTTATTGGTCGGAATTGAGGTAAAAAATGACGATGCGATATTTTCAAAACAACGGAAAAACATACGGTTACGATACAGGTGTTTCTACAGATGAAACTCTTATAGCCGACGCTATTGCCGCCAACTGGACCGAAGTAACTGGTAGCTGGCCTCCTGCCCCTACTGCCATACAAACCGCTGCCATTGCCGCAACATCTGCCCTCGCTTCAGGGATGATTCTTACCTGTACGAGCAATGGAGATTTGAATGCCACATACGCCACTTCAATGAACACGAAGGTAGATGTGCTAGGTATCCTGGGATATATCGGTCTTAAGGGAAGCTTTATTGGCGGTGCTACGTCAATGAATTGGTACGATATCTCTGGTATCCCTCATAGCTTCACCGTCTCTCAATTTACAGAATTTGCTGAAGCCCTCGGCGGCTTTATTCAGGCTGTTGAGGATTACGCAATCACCGGAAGTGGTTCCATACCATCGAATGCCGTAACGATTGCTTAGGTGATGTATGAACCAGGAAGAAAAATGCTTCCTTGGGATAGCTGAGGGATTGGACGAAACAGGTAACGCTGTTTTGGGATGCGTGAATGGGATTCCTGAAGCTGGTAATCCGCATTACACAATGTCTCAGCGTTGGGCATATGAGCGAGCGGCAGGACCTAAAATAATGGGACTGAAAAATTGGGCTAGAGCATGTGTGATCTGTAAAATTCTAACGTGGTGCTTCAAAAGGTTTAACAAGGGCAAACCGAATTATGATCACTGCACAGATGCAATCGCAGGGTTTGACCCAAACCTTCCTTGGTCAGGATAACAACATGAACGACATGAACCGCGTTATTGACAAATATGCTGATCAAAAATTTTGCGATCTTGATGCTGAAGCACAAAAAGAATATCTCGGTGCGTTTGCACAGCGAGCGGCAAGTGAGGTATTGAAACAACTGGGTCTCGACGATGAATCCGCCGCCGCAGATTTACGCGATGTTCGTGATCTTCTTAGGGGGTTTCGTGTTGTAAGAAAAACAGCCATGACTACAGTCCTCGGCGGTGTGGGAAGGGTGGCTGGTTGGATTATAGTAATTATTCTGGCTGGATTGATATTGCACAGTGAAACTGGTAAAAAACTTGCGTCTACTATTCTTCAATAAGAGCCGCGTATCGACCAGCGGATCATCGGTCGAAAAAACAGGAGTAAGTAAATATGGTTGATTCAACAGCAGTTACCACGGTCAATAAACCCGAAACATGGGAACAAGAATCTTGGGACCTTTTAGAATCAGGGGAACAAAAAGTTGTTTCTTCTCTGCATGAAATTGGCCTTGTTTTTGGCAATGACGTTTGGCCGGTTGTCAAAGCATCCTTGGGCGTTCTGTTCAGCCAGCTTTGTACAGCGGTGCTTGGCGCCATCACTGCAACAATTGCTGACCCGGCGCTTCTGCCTTCGGCAGTCGGCTCGGCGTTGCTGTTGACGGCCTCAACCACGGGCGTTGCTGACGCAAAAACAGCTCTTGCGAGTGCTGAAGTAGCCATTGATGCTGATCCAACTGTGCAAGCATTGCTTAATCCTCCCGCTGCTGAATCAGTAGCTAATAGCGCCGGGGCAAACGGTTCAACTTAATGGTTTCGTTTTTTGCATCGTTGGTAGAGGCGGTTTTCGGTTCACTCTGGAACCGCCTCTTTCCGCCTAAGACGGCAGCAGATCAAAAATCTGCCGATCTTTCTGCAAGCGTTTCGGAGGCTAAAAATGCAATCAATATTTCAGAAAAAGTTTCTCACGAAAGCGATTCTGCTCTTGATTCTGATCTCGCTAAACGGATGCACAACCGCGATTCCTGACGCCTGTGCATGGTTACGGCCGGTTTCTCCCGATCAAGGGTTTCAGGATCGCTGGACGCACAATGAAAAAGTCCAAATCGATCAGCTTGATCAATCCATCGACAAAAACTGCGGAGCATCCCTATGACAACGCGTGGAATTATGCTCAACAATCCAATGAATCTCATGGACTACCCTGAGATCACATGGCAGGGACAACAGCGCCCCACGCGCGATCCTGACGGCCGCTTGTGCGATTTTGATCTGATGTCGAACGGTGTGCGCGCAGGTGCGAAAAACCTATTGTCCTATTTTAGGAAGGACGGTTGTAAGACCATCAGTTCCATCGTATCGCGCTATGCGCCTCCGACTGAAAACCCCACGCAAAATTATGTGGCCTTCGTTTCTAATTATTGTCAGACATCGCCCGACAATCCCGTTCAGCTTGAGAGCCAAACGTTTTTAAGTTTGCTGGTCGATGCCATTATTCGTTTTGAACAAGGTCAACCGGCGACTGACGTGGTTGATTCTCGTGATATCCAGCAGGGCGTGATGGACGCGCTCGCGGATTAAAGTCCGCCATCGGTACTTCCTGGCTGATGGCGTGATCCCCGGCTCCGATGTTCTTGCTTCGTCGGAGCCGGGTTGATCTAAAAATAATAAATTTGATAAAAATCAAAACATTTTATTTTTTTATCTATACCACTTGTCTTCCGAAAACAAACTTGGAGAATCACTATGGCTCAACCACATGAAAATGCTAAGGCACTCATCGTTAAGATCGATGCTTTTGTAAGTGCCGTGAAGGAATCAAAGAGTGCCGGTCTGGGTAGCGTTGAGGTGGGTGAATTTCTCGCGGAAGCCGCTGAACTTAAGACAGCGTTACAAGGCGTTTAATTTCTATGGCCGCGTGAGAGATCGCGCGGCCATTAACTTAGGAGAAAAAAATGTCCGCAGGAACACTGCTTCTCATTCTTCTTATTTTCCTGCTGGTAGGCGGACTTCCTGTGTGGCCTTACAGCCAAAATTGGGGATATCACGCCTCTGGAGGTTTCGGAATAATATTGCTTGTCATTTTGGTATTGGTAATTTTTGGAAGAATATAATTTCACTCTACAGCGATTACCGGATTTTCCGGGTCGGCGAAAGGATCAGTCTTGTTCCGCGCCGCCTGTTGTTCGGTCTTGACCGAATTATCATTCTCAGCCTTGGCTTGTGCCGCAGCATCGTCGGCCGTCTTAGCGATGCTGTTAAAGTTGTCAAGGAAGGGCTTTAGGCTCGCGCGTTTCGGTTTGATGGCATCACTGTTCCACCATTTTACAAACACGTCCTTGCCCTTTCCTGCTGCCTCATCACCGGCTAGTCTCAGTTTCTCCAAATCGTAGTTTATGGGTTCCCTCTTATTAACCCAGTCAGCCAGAAGCTCACCCGTCCTCATCGTGATTCGGTCGCCAGTTTTAAAAATGTGCCGAAGGTTTTTTGGGCACTTACTGACTCGATAATACCCCTCACGATCATCGCCGTCCTCCATGATGAGCTGAACGGTCATCTCAAATTTGAATCTCTTTTCCTGAACGGATTTCTTTCCTTTATTGACGATGACTTTTTTATTTTTCTTCGTCTGCTCATCAAACTGCTCAATCTGCTCTACATCATCCTTGGCGCGCAGAACGAGAATATGGTGCATCTTACTCCGGCTTAGAAAGTGCATTAGTTTTTTGTGGCGACCCTTCGGCTTCGCCCATTTTACCAATCCGCTGAGATCACCACCTGAATTTGTTTTTGCCGATTCAGCAATATCGATAATTCCGCCTAGACCCTCCCATTCATGGCTGAACGTATCCGTGATCATCACTTCAGACTTGGCCTGTTCTGCGTCCTGTATGCCCTCTATGAAACGCTCTGGCGTGAAGGGCGGCGTAAGCTCACCATAGATATATCCTCCCACCTGGTCATCATCGGCATAATCCTCGCCACGGCCGTTCTCTGTGTCCATCAGGAATGGCTTGCTATCTTTCTTCAGGCCGCGCGCAAGGCCCCAGGCGATCAGCAACGCGCTGAAAGTTTTCCCGGAGCTGGACTCTCCGATCATGCACAGAAGGACTCGGCGCTGTCTTACTTGAGCTGGTGCGAAGTTAACAGTAGGCATCAGTTGAACTCTCTGCGCTCTTCCCGTTCAGCAAGTTGAAAATATGCCCGTGTTGGCAGGTCCACCGTGATCACGCCGTCCTGATCCGGCCGCGATGGATCACGATAACCGTGCCAGATTCCTTTATCCAGGCAGTCAGCAAATTTTCTGATCGCCTTACGCATTATTTTTTGTCCGTATTCTATGGCCTCAGGCTTGATCTCAATGATCGACACCAGATATGGATACTCTTTTTCCTGGGCAATGAAATACCACTCATCAATCTGCTCGCCAGTGATCTCTTTAATGATGTGTTGATACCACGGCTGCTGAATGTAATAACCAAAGTTATACACCGAATTTGAAAAATCGACCGGGTTTGCGGACTCGGTGGTTTTGTAATCGCACAGGATGCGTGGTGTGAACATTTCCCAGTCCGGCCGCGCCTTCAGCCATACGCCGGTCTCTTTGTCCTTCACAAAATAGCTGCGCTCTGCAACTCCTTTAGTGAATGATTTTCGAGCTATGGGATCGCTCATCAGTGCTTCGCGCATCCGAATGATTGTCCGTAAATCTTTCGTCAGCAAAGGAACTTTGCCGCGCTCACGCGCGACATATCTTTGGCGCTTCGCTTCGTCTTTCTGATAGGTATCAAATTCAATTTCTTGAATGCTGTCAGCAAATTTTTCCGGCTCTAGGAAGATTTTATGTAGCGCATGTCCGAGATCAAAATTCTTGTTTTCCTTTTTCTCACGGTTTGGATCGAGGTAAGAATCCGACCACATCTTTTTTGGGCATTCTTCAATCAGAAGTTTCGCCATCGAACTGCTCATTGACGGAGAAACACAGCAATCTCCGTGGTAAATGTCATCAGGCATACCGTCTATAAATCCATTGGCTTTAACTTTGGGGAATGAAATAACAGAGGACTGCGGTAGCGAAGACGCTACCGCAGGAGTCATTTTTTTTGTTTTTTCGATCTTCACCTCTGCCTTTGTAACAGTCGGCATTTTTGCTGGAGGACGGAGTGAGATACGTGGTTTTTTGGGCATGTTAATTCCATAAAGAGGTACATATCTCATTCTCGCTTTATCACCCATATTGTCAAGCTATTTTTGTCTATTGACAAAATAACAAATAAGGGGGAGATTCGGGGCATGAAAATAGGCGTAACAAAACTTCAGCAATGGCTTCAAGAGAGACGCATGAGACCGTCTCGCTTTGCCTCAATAATTAAAAAATCACCATCGACGATCACAAGGATTCTCGATGGTACAAACGTTCCTGATATCGAAACTGTTTACCTGATATGGAAACATACGGAGGCGGCTATTCAGATAGAAGACTGGGTAACTGATCAACCAAAGAGGAAAGCAAAATGACTGGATATAAAAAGGTAACGCCAACCGCCATTGCTTTTGAGATGTCATGTCCAGATTGTGATCAAGGTATTGAAGTAAATTTGAATGAACAAAATGACGGTCGATCATTTGATCCGGCAGATGATGCACGTTTCGTCAAATGCTATAATTGTGGGTGTTTAATCGAAGTTAACGGCATTACCATTGATTCAAAATGACAAAAAAAATCCTCGCCCTTGATACCGAAACAACCGGCTTTATCAAAATGGATATTTCTCCAGATAATATCCTCCAGCCTTGGCCGGTTCAGATTGCCGCTATTCTCGCCGGAGAGGACGGCGTGAAACATTCCACAATGAATTTTCTGGTGAACCCACCGATTCCAATTGAGCCTGGAGCAATGGAGGCGCATGGAATCACGCAGGAACGTGCGCGTGAATATGGCCTGAAGCCAATCACGGCCGTTACTATGCTTTATTCGCTTATAGCGCGCGCCGATGTTATTGTTGGTCACAATCTTGATTTCGACGTGAATATAATTAAACTTGCCAAACTTCGTCTTGGCATTGCACATCAATCTGATCTGTTCGATGGCAGGGAACATTTTTGTACACAAAAAAATAGTGCTCACATTATCAACCTTGCTCCAACTGAAAAAATGGTCAAGGCCGGAATGCACGAAGTTCCTAAGTCCCCAAAACTTTCTGAAGCTTTTAAATTTTTCTTCAACGAAGAAATCGTTGGTGCTCACGATGCGTTGGTTGACACTGAAGCGGCGCTGAGAATTTATCTCAGAATTAAACACCTAAGAGCGCCGGGTACAAACAATGTCATATAAATTCGAAGATCGTCCCTATCAGGACAAAATGATCGATGATACGCGCGATGCTTTAAAAACTAACCGCGCTGTTCTTTTGGTGTCTGCAACAGGCTCCGGTAAGACACGCATTGCAGCAAAAATGATTCATGGAGCTGTCGCTAAAGGCAAGACAGCACTTTTTACGGTCCACCGGCAGGAACTCATGGATCAATCCATTGAGGCGTTTAATCGGGAGGGTATCGAGCATGGATGTGTGGCAGCAGGATATTCTTTCAACCCGGTACAGCCGGTTCAGATCGCGAGTATTGATACACTTAGACGAAGACTGGAAAAATTTCCGTTCATGCCTGATCTCATCGTCGTCGATGAATGCGCCCATTCTTGTTCCCCAACTTGGAAGGCTGTCATCGATCATTTTTCAAGTGCGCGTGTTGTCGGTCTCACCGCGACACCTGAGAGACTTGACGGTAAGGGACTCGGAAATATTTACACGTCGATGGTTCAAGGGCCGTCCGTTCGGTGGTTGATAGACAATGGATATCTTTCGGATTATGAAGTATTTGAACCGGGCATACCGGATGTGAGCAACCTCGATATTAGAGCAGGTGACTATGCGACAGACCAAACAGAATCCCTTATGGATACGCCGTCTATTACGGGAGATGCAATCAGAGAGTACATCAAGCACTCGGCCGGAAAAAGGGCGGTGGCGTTCTGTGTGTCCGTCAAGCATTCGGAACACGTTGCACAACAATTTAGAGATTCGGGAATCTCTGCCGTTCACGTTGATGGCTCTACGCCGCGCGCACAAAGGAAAGCGGCAGTCAACGCCTTCCGTTCTGGCGAGATCACTATTCTTACATCTGTTGACATCTTTGGAGAAGGATTTGACTTACCGGCAATGGAAACGGCGATCCTACTCAGGCCAACGCAGTCGCTAGCTCTTTATGTGCAGCAGGTCGGTCGTGTTCTTAGAAAATATGAAGGCAAGGAACGAGCCTTAATTCTTGATCATGCCGGTAATGTTCGTCGCCATTTTCTTCCCGACGAGCCAAGAACATGGTCGCTTGAAGGAAGAAAAAAGAAAAAGAAAAAGGATATGGAAAGTGAAGTCAAAATTAAAATTCGTAACTGTGGGAAGTGCCTCTACGTTCATCGCCCAGCTCCATCTTGTCCTTTTTGTGGTTACGTTTATCCGATACAAAGTCGGCAGGTCGAGCAGGTGGACGGTGAGTTGGTCAAGCTTGACAAAGCTGCCTTGGTTAATAAAAAGAAAGATGCCGTGCGAGCTGCAAACGATGCACGATCACTGGACGAACTAGAGGCTGTAGGAATTGAGCAGGGGTATAAAAATCCGTTCATCTGGGCAGAGCTGAAGACGGCGGCGCGAGAAAAACGACAACCAAATTATGCTCGCGCTAAAGCAAGAGAAAAAATCTACAACGAAAGTGTGCAAGATGTCTAAATGGCTTGGACCAGATGTGTCCTTTATGGATCGAGTTAACGCTGCAAAAATTATGCACGAATTACGCAACTCTCGCGGAAGAAAATATGTGGCAAACATGTTGGGAATTACGCCAATTTATGTTACATATGCTGAGAAAAATTACCGCAGAACTGAAGAAACTTTTCTTACACCACGGTGGGTTATCAAACGCATTCTCGAATGGAAACTGGAGCAAAAATAAAATGTCAAATAAAACTCTAACCACGAACCCGGAAAACGTTTACGTCTCATGCGGTTGCGGATGGTACGGTCGGCTAGAGAGTACAGCCGATGGCAATTGTCCGAGGTGCGGGTATGCAGACGACTTAACTTGCAAGCAGATCAATTCATGGGAGAGCAGATGCAACGAAGGACTTCCGGCAATCAGCGTGATCCAATGACTCAAACCACCTGCCCCAACGATGCAGCCTATCGCTACATCTGGCCTTCGGATGGTGAGCATTTTATTTGTGAGCAACATTTTCCAAAGTTGAAAGCCGTTGCCGAAGCTATGGGGCTGCATATTGCTGTGTCGAGACTTCAGGAGCCGACCGAACAATGGTGTCCGCCACGATGCGATCAAAAGGTGAAGTCATGATACCGAACGTAATAAACTGCGAAACGCAAAAAGCGCATATCTTTGGAAGCGAAAGTAAGTGCATATTTTGTGGAATGCCGAAGCCAGATATTGACCTGTCGAAAAACGCAATTTGTGAATTTATCAAATTAAAGCGCGACACAGCAACGGGCGATGAAAAAAGATATTTTGGCGCAGTCTATTTTGTTCTGCGTAACCGCACAGAAGAACACTGGGGTCCGAAAGACCTAACAATGGAAGAAGCTATGAGCGGTAGATTGCCATGACAGTAACCACGACCGATGGTGACATTAGAGCAGTGCGGCAGGCTATGCAGATAGCAGCAAAGGCAAAACCATCCCCAGTATGGGAATGCGAACATGCACTTCCGGCGTTTGAACGGTTGGTAGAATTAATCGACAACTATGTACCGAAGGTTTTCAAATGAGTGATCCACAAACGACACCGCAAGCCAACGCGGAAATGATCGAAGGCTTCGTGGATGGCTATGACCTCTCCAATCCAGAACCTTCGGATAATCGCTCTCGCAGCTACCGTCACGGGTTCAGAAGCGGTCGAGCCGACAAAGGACTTCCCCGAAAGGAAAGTTTTGATGAAGTGAGGGCTATGGCCGAAGAAGCGATGAAATTGGATGCTCTTGATAGAGTTGCACCATGACTTGCTGTGATATCATCAGTTCTATTTTTCTTTTGATAATCCTGATCGGGCTTCTTTCGCTCGCCTACCTCGGTGGGTATGCCTTCGCAAAATACAGGAGTTTAAAATGACTCAAACGACGACTTGGCAGCAAAGAGTAGAGTTTGAGGAATGGGTTAAGACCGAGTGCAAATATCTTCCGTTGGATTTAAACGAAGATGGCACAGACTACTCGAACCCATTTACATCGTTTTCTTTGAGGGCTTATCGAGCAGGTTTTGAGGAGGCTTGGCAGCATGTCAGTGGATAAACATCAAGCGACGAGATTTAATCTGAGAAAGTGGGAGTGGGATGAATGTAAACTTGTCAACCCGATCTTGTTGCTATGGCGGCTGGCGCTTTATCCTTTGATGATACCGATTATGCTTTTGCTTTGGGTTTTGCTTTTCATCACTTGGCAAAAACCTGCATCAATCTTTGAATGGAGCTTTTCATGAATATTTCGATTCCTAGCAAGAAGGATTGGGGCAAAGACTTCTCCCATGAGAACGGCAATTATGAATGCCGATGCTGCTCCTGCGGTCATTCATTTATTGGTCACAAGCGCCGTGTGGTTTGTTTTGAGTGCGCGAATACAGAATATAAAAACTTTGATGCTATGCGGGTGCAAAATGCCCAGTGAATCTGAAACGACGAATGATACCGAAAAGATGACTGTCATGGTAAAAGTTTTGGATCAAGGCGACATTCGCCATGCACATTATGAGCTAGACCACTTGTACGACCAAGAAACCGACCCGGTGAAAAAGCAATCGCTCAAGAATGTTTGCGATGCTCTTTGGGATATGATGAACTGGTACGGCGTTGAGGCTATAGCTTCGAATGCTATCGTTCATGACAAGGAATATATGGGAGGCAAGATATGACAACTGAAACCACGCCAATCTTTATTGATGACGTTGAAACTTTCGGTCAAATCCAGAACTGGTCTTGGAGGCGCAGAAAGAAACTACCAGATGGAAGTCCAGACTTTGGAACTGTCGCCGAAGCAGCAAAACATTTTAATATTGATCCAGCATACATTGCCAACCTAATAGGTAGATGTGGAAGCGATGCAGGAAGTCCATACTTTTTTTGGGAAGGTCCAGACGATGATTTCTCAAAAATGAGGTTCGATCATGACGGAGAGTAAACCACAAACCACCCGTAAATGGGAATACCATGTCACCCAAAATACGCTTCCACCAAATTGTGGAACCCCCGTTCCACACGCAGAAGCTATTGAGTGGTTTCTAAACATGATGGACACGGAGGGTTGGGAATATGTAGGACCGGCGGTCAGACAATGGCGTTCACCGGAAGAGCTTTTCACATGGTTTGTTTTTCGCCGTCCATTCAAGGAGAAAAAGAAATGAACAGAACAACCATAGGCACATGTGATATATATCACGGTGACTGCATCGAGGTGATTAGTTCGTTTTCAACGAAGGTTGATCATTTTATCTGCGACCCTCCTTATGATTCCGAGGCTCATAAACAATTCCGTCCACGGCGCAAAAAAAAAGGTGGCGCAAGAGATCGTGACGATCTGGATTTTATCCCACTTGATGATCGTCTCAGGATCAAGGTATGTGCTGAGGCTAAGAGACTCTGCGATGGATGGTTTATCGCTTTCTGCCAAACTGAACAGGTTTCTTTCTGGCGCGACAGTATCGAATCTGAGGAATTAAAATATAAATCTCCGATGGTCTGGGTCAAACCTGATGCTACGCCTAAAATGAATGGGCAAGGACCGGCTATAGGATACGAATCGATGGTGACGGCTTGGTGCGGCAAGGGATACTCTCGCTGGTCTGCTGGTGGAAAACGTGGGGTCTATACGCACCTTACAAATTCTAAGACGCGCCACGGCGTTCACAAAACGGAAAAACCACTTCTACTGATGCGCGAGTTGATATTGGATTTTACGGATCACGGACAAATTATACTTGATCCATTCGCAGGTTCCGGCACAACCGGCGTTGCTGCCGTTCAGCTTGGCCGTAGGTGTATATTAATCGAGCAAGACGCGAAGTATTTTGACATCTGCTGTGAGCGCGTTCATGCTGCTACCAAAGAGGCGGATATGTTTATTCCGTATGTTAAGTTGAAACAGACATCTTTGGACATTCCTCATGAGCGAGTCGAACGTACAGCGCGAGGCGCAAATTGAACTCGCAAAACATGGCATCAAAACGTTTCGCAATAACGTGGGTGTCGGGTGGATCGGTAAACTCGTTAGAAAAAATCCTGACGGTTCGATTTTACTTGCAAACGCTCGCCCTCTTCACGCAGGACTTTGCAAAGGGTCCTCTGACCTCATCGGTTATAAATCCGTTATCATTACTCAAGATATGGTCGGTCAGCGTATCGCCATCTTCGCCGCGCCCGAAGCCAAATCTACATCCGGCCGTTTAACCGAAGATCAGAAAAATTTCATTCGTGTTGTACAACAGGATGGAGGTATCGCCGGTCACTTCAGGTCTCTTATCGGCGCGCTAGAACTCTTCGGGATTAAGATTTAAACAGTCAGGATTTATGAAATACCATGTGGGGTCCTTGTAAGCTGACGGCCTCATTTTCTTTCTGGACCAGCCTATACGACGCATATGATGTCCAATTCTGCGCTCACATTTCCTGTCACGTTTTTCGATTGGAACGTGCATGGCATGAAGAATTTCATTGATAGTCGTCCTTGTCTTTCCGTGTACGCATTCGTTGATCAGTTCACCCCACACATCATCGGACTCACGCATCTCCTGTTGCTCGCGCGCCAAGGCAATCGCCTCCTCGCCTTCTAGCCACCATTTTTCTCCGGCCTTATAACGCTCTATAGCCTCTGCCCAGAGCTGATCGCGACATGTTCTGATGAGGTCAAGGTTGATTTCTTTGCAGCTCACTGGCCAGTATCTGCGCGCGCCCGTGGGGTCCTCAAACAATCCTGTGTTATCAGGGTTCCATGTTCCTCCGAAAATGCAGCGGCGCGGCGACTCCACCAGCATGATGCCGTATGGAGGGCGATAACGATCTGATGTTCGGCTCAACCACGGTACAAAAACATTTCTGTCTGTACGGATCAATGCTTGCATTTCTGGAAGCTCAACGATGATCACGCCTTGCAATTGGATCGAGCAGTCTTTCGTTCCTGGTGGTGCGAGATCGTCTGTGAAATACGCTTTATCGTTGAACGTGGCCAGCTCCTTGAACACGGTCGATTTACCGATGCCCTGATCACCTTCGAGTATCAGCGTATTGTCCATCTTGCATCCCGGCCTAAAAACACGGGCGGCGGCTCCTATCATCCACTTCGCTCCGACAGTTCTGACGTAAGGCGTATCTTCAGTTCCACATGTGTCTATGAGCCAGTGATCGAGGCGCGAAATTTTATCCCACACAAGTTTTTGCAAATATTCCTTAGGAGGATTTATCGTTTTATTTTTTGCGGCCGCAATAATTGCTGATCGCGTGGTATTGATCGACGTGGTGACGCCGACTCGCTCCAGCCATGCTGTGGCATGGGTGATATCGTGATCGTGCATACGCTGCATCGGTTCAAATTTATCCTTATCGTTCCTCCAAGGGGGACATCTACCGAGGACAATTTCATCTGAAAATTCATTGTAAATAAACACTCCTTCCACAGCATGATGATGAGTTAAAAAACAGATCGCATTTGTTACGCTCTTCGCTATAACGGTGTCTTCATCCTTCCAAATCAAAAACCGCATCCACTCTTCGCCCTTCTGAAACCTGTTTCCAGAAAGACCGTAAACCTCGGCGTCTTTTTGATCGTCGATCCCAGTTTGCTTAACCATTATTCTCCTCCATAAAATTTGGAGGGCATCTGCGCTGTCATCCAAGCAAGAATGTCAGCGCGTGACATTTTATCGATATCCACGGCGTCTGCTATGTCCCATCCCTTAGGTTTTGAAATATCCTCATTCAATAATTTTATTTTCGAAGCACCGGCAGAAATCGCGCTATCGAACACTTCAAGCATAGCCTCTCTTCCTTGAGAGTCGGCGTCCGCCCAAAGCAAAACATTTCTATTTTTCAGGGCTGACCAATCTGTAAACTTCACAGCGTTTGTCCCGCCAGCCCAAGTTATACAAGGAGAGCCTATGACCAGGCGCGCTGTGTCTACGCATTTTTCTCCTTCAACGATTAAAACTGTAGACGTTTCATTTATTTTTAATTGATCAACGCCATACGGAGAACGCGGTTTTTCAAAAGGAAAGTGGCACCAGCTCCGTTGCTTATTTTTTTCTATCATACGAAGCATTGGAACAATTTTCCGATCCTTCATATTGATTCGAACTGTGCATCCGACTAACTCTCCGTCAAAATTTCTGTAGGGATGAATCAATGTTGGCCGGTAGCGAGTGAATCTGCCATTCGGATGCTCTGGTGATGATTTTGGATTCCAAACTGAGAACCATTGATTGGCTCGCGGAATATCGCACTCTTTGATTGGGATGCTAATTAGGTCGGCATAAATGTCAACAATAGGTGGTAATTCTCGTTTCTCAATTCCTGTCGCAGTAAAATTTGTTCCGGTTATTTTTTCACATGCGTCATGAAGAGTACATTTTTCCATCTTTTGAACAAAGTCAACAACGTCTCCGTGTTCTCCACATCCAAAACAATGCCATGATCGTCTTGCATCCTGCACACGAAAAGATGGGGTTCTCTCTCCGTGAAATGGGCAGCATCCAACAAACTCATTGCCGTCTCTTTTAAGATCGACATATTTTCTGATCACATCAGAAAGCGTGTAACTGTTTTTTATATCGCTGGCGCGCATGTGAGGGAATCAGCTCGATGTCATTTTTGATGATTCCTTTATGGAATCAGCGACAAAATTACGTTGATGCTTCATTTTTCCCTCACACGACGATGACTAAAGCATAAAGCCTTAACCATAAATTTTTGTCAATAGACAAAAAATATCAACCTGTGGGGGGTCGAGCGGCTTAGAAACACTTATCCTTGCGTTAAACTTTTATGGTATATTGACCTGCGAATCAGCATGGGCTAAAACAAACATGGATTCCGCTTGTGCCGCGATAAAAAAAATCAACCGAGTAACGAGGCTCCACGATGAGTGATACCCCCGGCACAGTAACTCTTCCAAGTGATGCCGCTAATGTCGGAAAATTGATCGACAACACCGTTGTTCTTAATGAAGCGAGCATCGCTGTTTATCGGCAGGGCGTTACAATTGGTGATCCGGCAGTTGGTGGTCAGCGTCTTCTCGTAAACCCGCAGGGCGGCATTGGAGTTGCACCGTGTCCTATCGCAACTCCTCAGCTCACACCCTTCGTGATCAACTCAGCGGCTTCTGGTGCTTTACAAATTGCATCTGCGATGGTTGGTCTTAGAAATAAACTTCACCGTCTAATTTTATATGTCGGTGGTCCCACAACTCTTACATTTGAAGACGGAACAACGCCTCTTTCCGGGCCTATTCCATTGCTTGCTTACGGAAATATTTTGTTAGATTTCAGCGGAGAGCCTTGGTTCACAAGCTCTGCTAATTCAGCTTTGAATCTCAATTCGAGCAACGCAGTTCAACTCAGCGGGACGGCCTGGTATGTTCAAAGCTAAAATCCTTCTCTTCGCGTTTCTTTTTGTCGCTTTGCTTTCTTCTTATGGATTTGCTTCTACCAGCAATCCTGGGGTACAGGCGATTACTGGTGACATTAGCATTCCTGCCGGGAGCAGCGTAGCCACACTTCCGACCGTCAACTCGAATCCGGGAACGTATGGAAGCTCTTCTTCAGTAGGACAGTTCACCGTCAACAATAAAGGTTTGGTTACAGCAGGTACGTCTGTCTCCATCGCAAACGTGGCTACTGCCACGGCTCTCGCCGCTCTGCCTTCGGCTTGCTCCGGCAGTCAATACGCCTATGGGATTCTTGCAAACGGCAACGCTCTTTGCGGCACGCCAACCGGCACTGGATCAGTATCGAGTGTTTTTGGGCGCAGCGGAGCTGTGACGGCGCAGACTAATGATTATTCTTTCTCGCAATTGTCTGGAACTGTAAATCTTTCGTCTCAAGCGAGCGGCACGCTTCAAGCTGCACAAGAACCTGCACATACCGGAGACTGCACAAATACCGCAGGTTCTCTCGCTCTCACCTGCACAAAGACTAATGGGGTGGCTTTTGTTACCTCCGCGACGACAGATACGACAAACGCCTCAAATATTAGCAGTGGAACTTTGAACTCCGCGCGGATTCCTACACTCAACCAAAACACAACCGGAACCGCTGCCAATATCACAGCGACCAGCAACTCGACTCTGGCGACTCTTTCCGCTCTGTCTCTTCCCTATGCACAATTGACAGGAGTTCCAGTCACTGGTGTTTCTTCAGTTTTTAGTCGCACTGGTGCGATAACGGCTCAGTCTGGCGATTATGGTGTAGCACAGGTTACGGGCGCGGCTCCTCTTGCCTCGCCAACTTTCACCGGCACTGTCAACGGAGCTGCGGCCATCTGGAGCGGTGCCAGCACAGCATTGACCTATGCAGCCACGGCGACGACTGCTGATACGCTTCCTGTAGGAACAACCACGCAGCGGCCATCTGGCGTTGAGGGTAATTTCCGCGATAACTCTACCCTGCATATGTTGGAAGCATATATTAACGGCGGCTGGCAGCAAGTCGTCTCCGCGACAAATGGCTTAGTCAGTTTGACATCACAGGTGACGGGAATACTTCCGGTAGCAAATGGCGGAAGCGGCACATCATCTCCTTCTCTTGTGGCCGGAACAAATGTGACTGTGACCGGCTCATGGCCTAACCAGACTGTCAGCGCATCTGGAGCTGGCGGCGGTACTCCTGGCGGTTCGTCAGGCCAATTTCAATTCAATAGTTCAGGCTCTTTTTCAGGTTCTCCACAGCTTGTCTCAACAGGCACTCAAAGTGTGTCTATAGGCACGACAAGTGGCAATGTAACAGTCGTTCCTTTGGGCACAGGTTTTGTCACTGCGACGGCTGGCGTTCTCGGCACCTCAACAACTGGAGGTGCAAGCGGCAGCGTTCAATACAACAATGGCGCAGATTCTTTAGGTGGTTTAACCTTTAGCAGCAATACTTATGGTGGTGTCGTCAACGAGTTCTATCAAGCCGCGAATCTTCTCTATCAGATTTCAAATGGTATGGACATCGATCCTCGTTATTATGGAGCTACCTGTAACGCGCAGTATTATTCCCATAATGCTTACGGTGGCCCGACGCAGGGTGTGTCAACGACAAACGGTTCACCTAATATCCAGATCGAAAACACGACTTGCAACCCAGCTACAGCTTCGCAGGGACAACCTGGCGATGTTGGCAAAGTCATTTCTGTATTCGGACCCTGCGATCCATTCAAGACCACTTATGTTTCAGCTTGCGCTACGACAACCACCCTTAACGATACTTGGGTCTTAGGCCAAAATGCACGTTGCACAGTTTCTGCAAGCACGGGTCAGGCCATTATGGGCGGCGCTCCCGCTTATCCATCCACAACACCTTCAGCGGCTGTGGACGACACGTCAGCCATCGCCAACGCCTCAGCGGACAGCGCCATCTATCACGGAGGCCGCGTCAAACTTCCCTCCCAGTGTATGGTTCATAATCTTCATTTGGCGAGCAACACGGAGCTTGTGGGAAATAATGGCGGCAATAATTACGGTAACAATTCAGGAACGCCTCTAAATTCAGCAACCGTTCTCTATGTCGGCGCGACAAGCTTTGCCGATGACGTGGACGGAACCACGCCGCGTTTTACGGGCATCAACACAAGCACGTCTAATAACGTGCGGCTGCGTGATTTCACGATGGAATGTCCCGGCTTTCCTTATTGGGGTCCTGGCTATGCTGGCCAGACACTAGCCGCTATCGGCGGCGTTGCCGCGACCGATCTTAATCCTGAGCATGTTCTTCTCGATCATTTGTCTGTGTTTCT